GTTATTGGGCGCAGGATTTCCACTGCTTTTTGGTGGCGGACCCGGCGCTGTTTTAGGGGGCGCAGCCGGTGCACTTGTTGGTGGCGGCGCCGGAGGTTTTGCCTTCCAGATAGGTCTTTCCGCTATCGGTCAACAATTAGACATTGCTACCGAATCTGCACGATCTTTTGTAAAAGCTCTACGCGAAAACGGCAATGCCGTTGGCTATCTGGAAGAGAACTTAGGCTCGTTAGATCCTGAACTTAAAAAGACTATAAGTAATCTTCAACAAGCCGGTCAAACAGCCAAAGCTGCTGCCCTTACTAAAGCGCAGTTAGCTAAAGTTGTTGGCGATGAGGGGGTAATTGCTTTAGAGCGTTTTGGACTAGCTTCAGAAAAGCTACAAAATAAACTTAAAGAGCTTAGTCTTATAGGTCTCGTAGAGTTAGCTAAATTATCTACATTTTTTGGCAATTTGTTTTTTGGTGCAGGGGCGCGTACTCAACCCGGTGAAGATGTAACGGGACAAGTTAGAGCTGCAGCAAGAGCACGCCAACAAGATCTAGAACTTACGCGGCTACAAGCCGAAGCAGCTGGAGTAAGTAGTGAACGTGAGTTTGATCGCTATCAAACGCTGCAAAAACGCATTGCTGTACAAGAAAGAGATAAGGCTATTACTGATGCACGTGAAAAACTTAATGTCGATCAAGACATAGCTCGTTATAACGATGAAAAAAATAAAGCACAGATTCAATATGAAGGAAGACTGCGTCAACTGGGACTGGAAAGAAGAGATAGAGAATTAAGTATAAACAAGGAATTAACCAGTAGTAGTTTACGGGTGCAGGAAGCAGCGCTTAATCTTCAGATTAAGCGTACAAACGCACAGTCACAGGTTTTACAGCTTGGAAAAACAGAAATTGAGCGTTTAAGTATTCAACGAGAAGAGAATACTAGACTTTACACTTTACAAAAACAGCTGCTTAATGTAAGATTAAAACAGAACTTAGTCGGTGTACGTGAACAACAAGTACGTTCAGACTTAGTTCGAGTGCACGGTATTGAACTTAGACAGTTAAAAGACACGTATGATTTGCAAACAGCTATAACTGATGAACGCGAGCGCCAATTAAAACTACAAGAAGATCAAAACGCTGTTTTAAGGCGTGGTGCTGTAAAAGAGCAACGAGAATCTTTCCAGATGCAACTGTTTCGATTGCAAGCTGCCACTAATCCGGCTTTTATGGGCCCGTACGGAAATTTGTCTTTTATGGAGCAGGCCCAAGGAATGGAAATGCGTTCAGAAATAGGTAGGCGTCAACGAGAGATAGAACTTAGAAAGGTTGATGTAGAGAGGGGCATAGCGACTCAAGCAGATGTTAATAATCTTATAAAACTTAAAGATGAGTATGTTTTATATCAAACACAAGTAAACAAAGCCACACTAGCGCAAGAACATTTTAACACAACTTTATCTTTTACACGTCCTGTTACAGACAGTATTTTTGAAGGTTTTATAGCTGTTGCTGAAAGTACTCGTACGGCAGAAGAAGCTTTTGCAAATTTTATGAGAGGCATAGCAAGTATTTTGTTTGACACAGCTAAACAGCTTATTGCTCAGTACATTGCGATTGGTATAGCCCGTACTTTCGCAGGTATTCCTGGTGCAGGCGGAGGCAGTGTGAGCGCACTGTATGGCCCCGGAGCACCAAATGCAGTGGCAGGCGGGGGTATTTTCAGTGGCGCTGGTCCATTCCAATTCAGAGCCGCTGGCGGCCCTGTCTCTGCTGGAACCCCCTATCTCGTCGGCGAGCGCGGCCCCGAACTGTTCATGCCACGCACCAGCGGCAGCATCTACCCCAACGATGCGATGGGCATGGGGGGCGCAAACGTCATCGTCAACGTTGACGCCAGCGGAACCAGCGCCCAGGGTAACGGCGGTCAGGCCAACCAACTCGGCAAAGTGATTGGCGCCGCTGTCCAGGCAGAATTGATTAAGCAACGTCGTCCTGGAGGTCTGCTGGCCTGATGGCTACCTTCCCCGCAATAACGCCATCGTATGGCGCCCAAAAAACCAGCCGCCCCAAACTCCAAGTCGTCAGCTTCGGCGACGGTTACGAACAGCGCGTCAGCTTCGGCATCAACCAAAACCCCAAAGAGTGGTCCCTAACCTGGGAAAACATTACAGAAACTAATGCAGACACCATCGAAACATTCTTAGACGCCCGCGCTGCCGACGGCGCCAGCTTCGACTGGACCCCACTGGCCGAAGCCACCTCATACAAATGGGTGTGTTCCGAGTGGAGCAAAACAATCCCTTATTTGAACCGCGCCACAATTACAGCCACCTTCCGGCAAGTATTTGAAGCATGACGACACCCACATCAATCCAAACCGAGATCCAAAAGCTGGATCCGTCAGCCATCATCGAGCTGTTCCAACTGCGGCTCACGTTGGCGGTCAACGGTATTGACACCACCTTCTACTACCACGCTGGAACCAACTCCCTGACCACCGACGTGGTGTTTCAAGGCATCACCTACAGCGCCGCACCAATCGAAGTAGATGGTTTCGAGCTGACTTCAAAGGGTACGTTGCCGCGTCCCACCATGCGGATTGCCAACGTAACTGGCGCAATTTCGGCATTGCTGCTGACCTACAACCCGCTGCAGGCCAAGGTCACCCGCATTCGCACCTGTAAAAAATTCCTTGATGCCGTCAACTTCCCTGGTGGAGTCAACCCAACTGCCGACCCAACCGCCAAGTTCGAGGATCAGGTCTGGTACATCGACCGTGTATCAAAGGAAAATATCCAGCTTGTTGAATTTGAACTGGTCAGCAAACTAGACCTCACCAACCTGCAGCTTCCTGGCCGGCAAGTGCAGGACTACTGCCCGTGGGTCTATCGCGGTCCCGAGTGCGGCTACACCGGCGGCAGTTTTTTTGACGTGAACGACAATGCTGTAGGCGTCAGCACCTCTGATGTTTGCGGCAAGCGGTTCAATAGCTGCAGGATCCGTTTCCAATCCCAAGGCATTTCCGACTATCCGCATGGTGGTTACCCTGGCTCCCGCATCCAAATCTGAGGCCGAGCGCCACGCCAGATCCGCTGCACCCTACGAAGCCTGCGGTGTGGTGATCCAAGCCGCCACTGGTCAGATGTACTGGCCTTGCCGCAATGTTTGCGAGGAACCGGAAAAACACTTCGTCATGCACCCGCGTGACTACTATCGGGCGTCCGTCAACGGCGAGATCCTTGCCATTGTCCATAGCCACCCAAAAGGCGGACCCGCCAGCGAACTGGATCAACGGGCTTGCCGGCAAAGCGGTGTGCCGTGGCTGATCTACTCCCTACCAACGGACGAATGGTTGACCATCGAACCCTGATCGGCCTGGAGTGGGACGACGACGGGCGCGACTGCTACACGATGGTGCGCGATTACTTTCGGCTGCAGGGCATCGAGCTAAAGGACTTCGACCGCCCCGAGGATTTGGAGACCACACCCAGCATTTACCTACGCGAGGCGGTGGCACTGGGTTTCGAGCGCGTGGAGTTTGAGCAACGCCGGCCTGGTGACGTGGCGATCATGAAGCTTGGCACGCTGGAGCCGATGCACGCTGCGATCTTCGTGGAACCGTGGCGGATCCTGCATCACATGAGAGGCCGCCTTAGTGCTGTGGAGTGGCTCAGCAGTTACTATGTGAGGAGCATCGCGGCGGTTTACCGATATGCAGCGGGTCTGCCTGATGGGTGAACTTGGCGAACGTTTTGGCGCCGAGCATACCTATTACAACCTGCGTAACGCCGCTGATGCGATCAAACTCCTGTGCATCAACATGCCGGAGTTCAAGGATTATTTACTGGAATCAGAAGAAAACGGGATTGGTTATCAAGTTCTTCAGGGCGGAGTTGATTTTGATTACGAGGATCTTTTGCTGCCATTTGGTGAACGTGAACTTGTAATTGTTCCGGTTGTTAGTGGTAGCGGAGGAAGTACAGGGCAGATTTTGACCGGCATCGGTTTGATCGCCGCCGCAATCATTCTCGGTCCAGCGGCTGGTGGATTCCTTGGTCTCGGCGCTGGATTAGGCGGTGCTACTGGAGCTGGCGCTGCTTTGAGTTTGGGTTTGATTGGCGGTGGAGCGGCTTCTGCAGTTGGCGCCTTAGGTCTTGCTTTTCTTATTGGCGGAGCTGCACAAGCCCTGTCTCCGCAGCCACAAATCCCAACATCTGGTGGCTTTGGTTCTGTTTCATATGGCGGTAGTTCCCGCATGGGTAGCCGCAACCGCACCAACGGTCCTGAGAATGTCACCTCTGGCATTGATGGCCAGCAGTCCTACGCCTACACGGGCGCCGCAAACTCTGTCGGTGTTGGCGCCACGGTGCCACTGGCTTACGGCAAAGTGCTGATCGGCAGCCACCTGCTCAAGTCCAAATTCCAGATTGCCGACGAA